TTGTTTTGTTCATATTAACTGCTGCGTAAGAGAGCATAGTCTCTCCCGTCATTGTTGCGTAGTCTCCCCCAGTAGGAGCCATTCGGTAAGGAATAAACAAAGGGTTTTGTCCTGTCTCTTTTTTTATCCCTTTGGCACGATTATATAAGGCCGCTGACGGGCCTGAGTCTGATGCCCATACTTGTCCAGGGTTATTAAACATAAAGCCTTGACCGCCTTGCAGTGGCACAGGAGTATTAAACTCAACCCCCTCGACTCCGGTTAACATTCCTCCCGCATCTGTCCTGTCTGACATACCAAGTATAAATGGCCTGCCCTCATAGTCCTCTAAGTTTATTGTTGGAGCGTCTACGCCAGTTCTTTCTACAGTCCTGTCGCTTCCCATAATTCTGGTTTGCTCACCCACTCTAGAGTCATATCGAGGGTCGGGCAAATCTCTCAACGCAGACCTAACCCTATTCCCTCCAGCCCTTACTGCCTTAGATGCAGGCCCACCAACCAGAGGCAACACACCTACTCCAGTGGCCAGTGCGTTGATGCCAGTACCAAGCATATCGCCCTGCTTGTAGGAAGTTATCGTGTCTCCAACGCCCACGGCCTCGCTTATAGCGGGCGCAAAATCAACTAGCCCTGCCAAAGCATCGGCTATCCTTCCTCGTCTGTATCCAGAATTTGAAGCAATGTTGCTGCCCCCAAAAAGATCGTTAAGAGAACTTCTTACGGTTGATCTAAAGTTGGGGTCAAAAGGATTCCATGACGACTCAAAAGGTAAATAAGCTGCCTCAACGCCTCTGCTCTCAAGAACCTCCGCAGCTTCTTGAGGTGAAACAGAAAGCGGGTTGCTTCGGGTGTATCCCCTAAGCTCTTCTAAGTCGCGTAACGCGCTAACCTCGGCCATTGGCAATCCTTATCAACTCTTCATTGCTCAATTGATTAATCTGAGCCTGCCGCTGCTTCTCAGCCATCTCAGTCATCTTTTGCTGATTATTGATCTGTTCGCCTAGAGTCTTCGTATTCTTCAAGTCAACGTCTGCTCCAGCCTCTTCTGCCCGTATCTGGGTGTCCATCCTGTCAGTCTCTGCTCTAAACGCATCAATCTGCTGGTCGCCCTGGTCATCAATCTGCTCCGCTTGCATCTTCTGAGCTTCAAGCTGAAGTTTGAACTGGTCATTTTGTATCTTGATCTGCTCGTTCTGTAGCTTGGCCTGCTCAATCTGCGCTCTGAGCATTTCTGACTCGGCTTTCAATTGCTCGGCTTGAGCGATGACCATATTCGGATCAAGCTGCTGACCGCCCTGCTGCGCCATCATCTGAGCCTGCTGCATCTCTTGCAGTTCTTCTTCTGTCATTTGAGACTGAGGAATTAGACCCGCCTGCATCATCTGAATACGCTTGCGCTCGGCTATAAGACTAGCCGCAGGTGTAGCGATGTTCTGAAGCAACAAGTCTCCGGCAATTTCCATCAATGTTGGATCGACCTGTGCTAGTGAAGTGATAGCCTCAATAGTCTCTTGCTGCCGATTCTTAAAGCTAGGGCCAGCTCGACAGATAACATCGTAAGTTCCCACCGACAGGTCGTTGACAGTGACAATCTCGCCAGTTTCCTTATCCATTACGCGCTGATTGATCTCAGCCATGTCAAAGGATTCATCTTCGCGCAGGACTCGCACCGTTCGCTCTGTGTCATAAACAGTAGGAATGGCATCCTTGAGTAGCTTGCCAGTAGCGGTTATCGCTATCTCCATGCTTCGGCTATAGGTGTAGGTTGTATTGTTACCCGCGTTCTGGAGCTGCTTAATAGCTGTCCCAGACTGGTTATTGACGCTCTCGCCCATGTTGGCCGCAAACATACCAGAGGTGGATGCCATCATTCCTTGCATTGCGGTGCTGACAGTTCTGAGTCCAGGATTGATCTGCGCCCCGCCCTGCTGCTGCGGAACCTGCGGCATCTCTGGGTCTGGGTTAAATATCTGCACCGGATCACTGTTGGTGTTTAAGGTCTGTAGCTCTGACTCATGCCCCAAAGCCTGTGTAGAGGTCATCCAGTATTTCGCCCTTGGAGCTAATGCGCCCTCGGCAATCTCTCTGGAGAGCGCGTAGTTCATCACTCTCTGTGGATCAAGTAGCTTCTCTACAACGCCCCAATATATCGTCTTCGCCTCATTAATCTTAAAATTGCCGTAAACAGGAACAACAGGAATTCGGTTAAATACTGTCTCTTTCTTCTCTTCAAGCCAATCTCCCGCGTCAAAGAATCGTGAGCATACCTTGTGAGATTTGCGCTTGCGCCTTCTAACCTCGGTAACACCGAGAGCCGCCAGGTCATCAATGACAGCTTGAAAGTCATCATCAACTTCATGGGTCTGCCCATTAGACATCATTACAAGCTCTCTCTCATGGGACTCCACATACAAGAACTCACCTACCCTAATTACTTCGGCCTTGTCGTAATAGGCATCCCCGTCTCGATCATCAGACAGAGATTGCTCAGAGCCTTCAGGCCAGCGGCTCTTGTATTCCTCTGTGGATATTGGATGCAGCACAAAGCAATAGCGTGAATCTGACTTGTCTTGAAGCTCTGCGGATGGGTCAAACCAGACTCGATCTAGTGGGTTTGCGATCTTCTCAATCAGCAAATCTTGGTCAAACGAATTATCATCCACAAACTTATGCACAACCCGCCAAGCGTCAAAGCCAGATGTAACCATGCCTCTAGCGGCCTGACCGTAAATCTGGTTAGAGTTACTCATATTCTCGATGTTGCGTATAAGTCCATCAAAGGTGCTTGCAACGGCCTTTGTAGCCTTTCCGCCCGCAGGTGATACCCTAATATCAAAATCAGCCTGTTCAATCTCAGAAGACACCTGAGCGACTATCGGGTTGCACTGGTCAAAGGTATAGCGGGGCTTGCCGTCATTGGCATTCCACCAGTATTGCTCCCATTGGCCTGTCCTCTGATCTAGGAAAAGGTGGGCCTCTCTGGCGTGTTCTCGCAAGTCGTTGTCAGCTTCTTGACAAGCCGTCAAAAGATTGACTACTTTGGCGTGATCGTCATATTTGTCATAATATGAAAGGGTGTCGAATTCTTCTTCTTGACCCTCATATTCGACTTCCTCGACTTCCTCGACCTCTATCTTTTCCTCTTCCATTTTTAACCCCAACCGCTAAAATTAAGTTTTACAGCATTTTGCTGCGTTGCTTTGGGCGAGAACATCGCCATCATCAAGGAATCGCCCATATTCGGGGAAGGGAGCTGGTAAGGCTTCTTCGCCATATCGATCTTGCTCATTATCTGGATTTTACCACTGTTTGATCGTTTCTGCGGAATTCGGCAGACTTCACTGCGTAGCTGATCAAGAACCTCAATATTTGAGGACAGGGATATAAGTTCATCTGGGTCAATGTATTCGCCCTTGTCTACCGCCCTGTAAGTAGCGTGGAACCTATCTCTGAGCTTCCACCAATACTGCGCCCTCTTGTTTAGGAAGGTGTCTCGATTAGTCTTTGAGTCCTTGCCTGAGTAGGGCAGGTTGCTATCATCAGGTGACTCAGAACCTCTAAACTGGTGTTTCTGAATCTTGGTGGACTCAAGTTCCTGGTCAACTTGCCGCTTTAATGAAATGCCTAGCCCATCACAATCCCAGACTAACCAGTCAGCTTGTGCCTCTCTAGATTTTTGTAACGCCCAGTCCATGCCCTCGTTAGAGTCTCCTGTGACCTTCTCGCAGACATCAAGAATTACTGAACCCTTACGCAAGGCGAAGCCCTTACTGTCTCCACCCTCATCTGAGGGATCGTGAGAGGCTATAACAGCACCACTTGCCTCAAATCCTAGCTTTTTGTGTGAGTCAATTGCCGCATCAAACCATTCTGCTGGGATAATTGAGTCTTGTACGTCATCAAGAAAGTGACCAGACCAGATATGACTAAATAAGGCAGGTGACATTCTTTGCTTATCGCCTGCCATCTCTTTTAGCAACACCTCTGGAGCCATGTCATTATCTTCAATATTAATAGAGATAATCATGTGATCATCGTCTTCGTAAAAGCCATCTCTTAATATTTGTTTTTCAAAAGGCTTGATGAATCTCTGGCTAAACGCATCTACAGAAGATCGAGGGTTAGCAGAGAACCATATCTCTGAGCCTTCCTCGCGCAGTGTTGGCGTTAAAGCCTTGAGTGAGTCAAAGCTAATAGTCTGGGCTTCTTCTACCCAGAACCTCTGGAATCCATGTGCAGACTTTACCGCTTCTGGATCACGCGCCAAGCCCTTGAATTTAAACATAGGCTCATCATTGATCAGAATAGCTGACTTCTGAACACTGAAGCACTGAAGGTCAAGCCTCTCGATCTCGGACTTTAAAAGAGAGTGGACAGAGTCATCAATTGAGTTCTGGTATTCCCGAAAACAGAGAGTCTTTATGTTCTTGGTCTGGGCATCCATTAAGCACATATTGGCAAAGCTCATGCTCTTGCCAGAGCCACGCCCACCAATAGCTATCTTGAACCTTTTGGGTTCTAGGAAGCGATTTAGCTTTTCTGGAATGTAGATTTCGGGCATTACTTCTCTCTGCTGACCTTCTGTATTTTTTCTACCGTCCTGAGCGTTCCCAAGCCCAACATACCCATCAGGACAGTGGTTAAAAGCGATGTGTCTACTTCAGGGACTGTAACCCAGATGCCTAGAATGGGAGATATTATTGTTGAATACAGCAAGGCTAATCCACATATCCAGCCGATTGCTGGCCTCCAGCCTGCTACAAACAAGCTCTTATGGGCCGCTTCGACCTTATTGACCTCGATTTGAGCGGACATCTGCTTATCGGCCATAGTCGCAATCTCATGCGACAGCTTCTCACGCAAGTCTTTATCCGGGATTACTTTGTCCAGGATAGCCGAGACAGGCCCAATCAGTGCGCTAATAGCGGCTAACATAGTTTAAACAGCCGCCCACACTATGCCGACAAAGATTACAAGCCAGATCACTATGGCCGCGCCAAGAGTTGAGTGTGTAGTAGTCTGCACAAGTCTCCAAGCTGGACCGCCAATGTATTTTGCTAATAAATTTTTAATCATCTCAACCACCTTTATTCCGCATCGTGTTCAGTAAAATGTTTCTGGATTAGTGCTTCAACTGCTTCTAAATCCCGCTGCAAATACTCTATTCGTAAGTCTTGTCTAGCATCGTCCGGTAGCGCACCAAGCTCCCCTCTAGGCCATTTGATGCGAAATTCTTCGTTCAGAAGAACGGAAGACTGGATTCTAATGTTGTCTAACTGGAGCTGCGCTATCTCCGATGTCAGCGTGAAATACACGCCCGCAATCGAGATAAATCCAGCAAGCAAACCAATTAAGGTCTTTAAATCCAGTTGAAACTGAGTGTTTTGCTGTACCTCCAATGGTTCTGGCATAGCTCACCTCATTGCTTATCTGTGAAATTGAAGTATGCGCCCGCCATGAGTGCTGCAAGGAACAGCGTAGTCAACGCTTGGACAATGGTTTTACCCACTGTACGTTTTGCAGAGCGCCACGAATCTAGCAGTGATCGAAGCTCGGAGACATCAGTCAGCAATTCTGTATCTGCGCTGAACCCTATGTCACGCAGGGCTTTTTGCGCACCCAGTTCAGCCGACTGCTCGATCAACTTTGCCATTTCTTCTTTTGTCACAATACTGCTCCATTACTGCGTCAATTAGGCAGCGTTCAGCGCGTCAATTTGCGCTTGCAGTCTAGCTATCTCGGCAACCTTGGGATCAACCCAATCAGCCACTTCAGTCCAGTCTGAACCGTCAAACGTGTAGCGGTTTCCCTGCCAGTCAGCCGGAGCAGTCACGCCAGTGTGCAAAGTTGCATTGC